TAAATACGGCATATCTCGTATAGCAGACCCCGTAGCCTATGAGGCGGCAAAATTCCAGGCGATCAAGGCCGATCCAATTCGTTATGCGGAACGAAAACGACGTGTCAATGCGGCCCGACGCCGACCGCGTGTCCAGAAGAAGGGATAAGGTCAGTGCCAGACAAGCCTTTCCGAGAAATGACTGATGACGAACTTCGCGCGGAGGCTGACAGATGGGCTGCCGAAGTCCGTAATGCGACTGGGTGGGGAGCGGCCGTCTCGATCGCCGATAATTTCAGGCGGCAGTGTGAGCAAGAATTAAGGAAAAGGCTTAAGGGCGAATGATTTATTGTTCGTTTTGCGGAAAGTCACAGCATGAAGTTGAAACATTGCTCGCTGGCATGACCGCTTTCATCTGCGATGAATGCGCGGATTTATGTACCGATATCCTGGCGCGCGAGCGCCAGGTGCTGGCCGAGTATGAACAGCACGACGCTATCGTTGGCGACGATCAACCGAGAATGTAAATTAAGGACAGGTAAATGCTTCATCTGACGCAGGACGAGCTTCTGAAGTATCGGCGTGCGTACAATGATTTCTGCCGACACCACGTTTCTCCCCCTACGTTCGAATCTTTTGTGCGAAGCAACCCGTTCGGATATCGGTCGTTCGCGGAGGCGGTCGCTGAAATGGATCGTCTAACCCAGAAAACGGAAAAGTGAGCGATGACCGCGCTCTGGTCCTACGCCGCGATCGGGCTGCTGGTCGCCGGGGCGGCTGCGGCTGGGTCGGGAGACTTTGCCCTCATCGTGCCGGGGCAACCGCCGATCTGTGCGACAAGTGCGACGACCTGTGAACAGGCGCGATACGCCATTCGTATGGGTTGGCTTGAGGGTTTAATGGGCGAGCTGCCGACGAAATGCGAACCTCATCCCAATTGCTTCTCCGCGAGATCAGGCTGCATTCCGGGCTACAGAGGCCCGCGCCCCGAGGGGCATTGCCGGTGAAGGCTCCTCCTCCGTTCGAGCACTTAGAGGCCAATCACTACGGCGCGATTTACGCCGACCCGCCGTGGCAGTTCAAGACGCTGTGGGGCACAGCTACGAGGCCGGGTAATCGCAATGCTGATTATCAGACGATGGACATTCCCGATGTTGGGAGCTTGCCGATCGCCGATCTAGCTGCGGATGATTGCGTGCTGTTCATGTGGGCGATCTGGATTCTGATGCCTGAGGCGTTCGAGGTCATCAAGGCGTGGGGATTCGAGTACAAAACCTGTGCCTTCTCGTGGATGAAGGCACGCGGGACGCAACCCGATTTATTCCGCGACGAGATGGATGTTCAGTTCGGGTTAGGCTACTGGACCCGCGCCAACAGCGAGGTCTGCCTGCTCGCCACACGCGGCAAGCCAAAGCGCATCAACGCCGACGTGCGGCAGGGCATCATAGAGCCGCGCCGGGAGCACAGCCGCAAGCCTGACTGTGTGCCGGGGCGCATAGAGCGCCTTGTCGCCGGGCCTTACCTAGAGCTATTCGCTCGAACCACGCGCCCCGGCTGGGATAGCTGGGGCAATCAGACGGACAAGTTTGCGCCACGGGTTGAGGCAGCACAATGACCGGGTTTTATTATCTCGCTACGCCGTACAGCCGCTATCCGTATGGGCCGGTAGGGGCATTTAAGGACGCGGTGAGTGCGGCGGCAACCTGCATCAAGGCGGGCGTGATGGTATTCTCGCCGATAGCTCACTCACACCCGATCGCTGTTACCGGCCAGATAGCGGGCCATTTCGAGCAGTGGGCGGCTTTGGATGAGGCAATGATCGCGGCCAGCAACGGCATGATCGTCGTCGAAATGGAAGGGTGGCAAGAGTCAGCAGGCATCAAGGCTGAAATCGACCTGTGCCACAAACTAGAGAAGCCGATCTATTTCATGCCGCTGAACGGCCCGGCGCCCGCTCTCTAATGGCGCGTTCCCAACCAGAGCAAGCACTTCAGCGCCAGATCGTAGGTTATCTCACCTGGGCCTTGGCGCCGCCCGCCTGGTTCACCACGATCGGGCACGGAGGCGGTGGGCAAGTGCGGGGAATGATCCTCAAAGGCATGGGAATGAAGGCCGGAGTCCCGGACATCTTGCTGGCCTTCGACGGGCATGCCTACTTCCTCGAACTGAAAGCCGGCACCTATCTTTCCGAGGCGCAGAAAGCCACGCACGAGGCGCTACGTGCAGCTAAATGCCCGGTGGCGGTGGTTAGGAGCCTAGACGAGTTCCGCGCCCTGGTGGCGGGCGCGTGGTGGCCCCTACAAGCGTGCATCCGTGAGTCGAAGCCGGCAACAGAGCGGATCAAGCGCGGCATGACCGCGCTCGCCTCATACGCGGCGATCGGGCTGCTGGTCGCTGGCGCTGCCGTCGCCGGGAGCGGGGATTACGTGCTGATCGTGCCGCTACCCGAAAAGCCTGGATTGCACATATGTGCCAAGTCTCATGAATCTTGCGAAATGGCCCGCGAGGCGGTTCGGGCAGGTTGGTTCCTGGAAGGTTTGCGAGATGCGCCGACGAGGTGCGAACCAGACCCAAATTGCTTCTCAGACAGGTCCAATTGTATTCCGAGATATGTTGGCCCCCGCCGCGAAGGTTATTGCCGGTGAGCGTCCGCGTCGAACACGCCGACATGCTGGAGGCGATCCCGCGCCTCGTCGCGGAGGGCGTGCTGTGCGATGCCTGCGTGACTGATCCGCCGTATCATTTGTCGGCGACAGTACAGCGGTTCGGCGGGCCTAAAGGTTCTGGACATTCCAATAAGTTTTCTGATCCAGGAACCATGAACCGGGTCAATAATAGTGACGCGGCAGGTGCTACAGCGCGCCTCGCACGCGGCTTCATGGGGCAGACCTGGGATGGCGGCGACATCGCCTTCCGGCCCGAGACGTGGGCCACGGTAGCGACGATCCTGCGCCCTGGCGCATTCCTCTTGGCCTTTGGGGGCACGCGAACTTATCACCGACTCGCCTGCGCTATAGAGGATGGTGGCTTCGTCATCCAGGATTGCCTGATGTGGCTCTTCGGGACCGGCTTCCCGAAGCGCAGGGACGCTTTGAAGCCCGCCTATGAGCCAGTGGTGCTGGCCTACAAGCCGGGCGGCAAGCGGACGATGCAGATCGATGAATGCCGGATTGGTACGACCGTTGAGACATGGCCCGCCAGCAGGAGCTATGTCCCCGGCGGGAAGCAGCCCAACGGGCAAACCGGCGGCCATACAGAACCAACCGGCGCCGTACCGCTCGGCCGCTGGCCGGCGAACGTCTGCCACGACGGTTCCGAGGAAGTGCTGGCGGCATTTCCCGATAGCGCGGGACAACAGTATGCTGTGAAGGGCACCGAGACACGGCGTAGCAACGGTATCTTTGGGCAGATGCCTGATCCGTTGGCGTATGAACCGCGCGGCGATAGCGGCTCTGCAGCCCGATTCTTCTTCTCGGGGACACCGGACAATCCCCCTTGCGGTCTTTGTGGCTGGCCTTTTGCGGCAGAAGATGGCATAATTGCCGGATGCAAACCTGTATCCAATGCGGGCAACAGTTCGTCCCCACCGGGCATCGAGTCGCCAGCGCTACCCGGTTTTGTTCAAAACGATGCTCTGGTCTCTACACTGCTCGCCGACGCGGACATTCCGAATCCGTCGAGCGGCCTTGCGAGCAATGCGGCAAACTGTTTACCGCAATGCCATCAGCCGGAAGCGTTTATTGCGGCCGAGAATGCGCCAGATTGGCCGCTATCAAGGATCGTCCAAAATGTGAGGTCTGCGGCGCACCTGTGCGGCTCATGCGGAACCGCTATTGCTCAAAGTCTTGCAGCGTCAAGGCGCGGCCTCGACCCGGCGTTACCAGCTTTTCCGGCGTCTATATCCGAAACATCAAAGCGTATCCTAACCCGGAGCCTTGCGCTGTATGTGGCGAACCGGGCCAGCACCGACATCATCCTGACTACGGACAGCTTACGGTTATTGTTTGGCTCTGTGCTGCCTGCCATCGCCGAGAACATCAACTCGGAAAGAAGCGTGGGAAAGGTGAATATCGGGTCCGACCAGCGACGATTCCATTTCTCAAGTAAGGCTCAAAAAGAGGACAGATGGGGTAGCCGTCATCCAACAATTAAACCCGTCGAGTTGATGAAATGGTTGGTAGCACTTGTCTGCCCGAAGGACGGCCTGCTACTGGACCCATTCGCCGGCTCGGGAACTTCCGGGGTTGCGGCTTTAGCAACCGCGCGTGACTGCATCTTGATCGAGCGCGAGGCGTCCTACGTCGCCGATATCCGCGAACGCATGGCGCACTATGAGGGCAGCGGGCGGCACTCTCTCGCCAGCAAGGCGCGGCGGCAGCAGGATAAACCGCTGGGCGGTCTATTCGAGCGCCCATACGACGAGGTCGCCGACGCTCGCGACAGCTATAACGAGGCGGCGCGTGTCATCGGCGAGCGTGTCAAAGCAGGGGCACCGATCCCTGATTTCTTCTTGTCCGATCGCAAATGAGGTCGCATCCCGAGCAGGCGCTCCAGCGGCAAATCGTCGGGTATCTTCAATGGGCGCTCGCGCCGCCCGCGATGTTCACGTCGTTCCCGGCAGGCGGGGGCGGCGCTGCACGCGGCAAGGCTCTAAAGGCTACCGGCCTCAAGGCCGGCATGCCTGACATCCAGATTTTTTACGATGGGCGTGTCTGGCTTCTCGAACTGAAAACAGAGAAGGACGCCGTGCACAAAGTGCGGAAAGGTGTCGTTTCAAAGGTGCAGGAAGACACTCACAAGGAGCTGCTGGCAGCCAAGCAACTGGTCGCGGTAGCGCGGAGCCTGGATGAGTTCCGCGCCCTCCTGGCCGGTCCATGGTGGCCTTTGATGGCGTGCATCCGCGAGACCAAGCCGGCGACAGAGCGGATCAGGCGCGGCATGACCGCGCTCGCCGCAGAGAAGGGTTAGGGCGTCGGGACCGGCGTGTCCCGCGTGGCGATGTCCTTCAGCGCCTGCACCTGATCGTTGATCGCCGCTGTTGCGGCATCGATCGCCGCTTGGTTGCCCCCAGCGAGCGCCGCCTGCAAATCGGAAAACAGCTTGTCCATGCGCGTGCCGATGTCACCGACCTCGGCCTTGAGCGCGTCGATGGCTGCGTTGAGGTTCGTTACGTCCGACATGATTTTCTCCAGGTTTGCGAGGATCGCCGCGAGCATGCGATAGAGGAGCGTGCGGCGGAACATGTTGCGCATCAGCGGTAGATAGCACGGCACGGCTACGGATTTAAGTCCTTGTTCGTAATGCGTGGCGACCATAGGTCGGCTTGTCGCGCGGCATAAGCCAGCTTGGGAAGGGACACGGCGTATCGGCTGGCGGAGGATCCATCAACCGAATCAGCGCCGCAACTCGCCGCGAGGCTCATGCGGGAGATACTATTGACTCGAGCTACGTGGTAGTGGATGCCGCGATCGGCACAGAATTGCCCCCACTCAGCCATCCTTGCGAGTTTCCACGGTGTCGAGCCGCCGAGGAAAACGCCTACCCTGGCCCCAACCACCGACGCCACGTCAGCAGGCTCGATGCCATCCTGCACGGCAAGCAGGACGAGAGGTGCGACCGCCGCGCACCGATTGAGGTACCGCATCGACAACGCAAGTGATTGCATGCCACCAGCGACAACATCAGGCAGAACGACCCAATCCGGCGCAATCGGAAGCCAATCCAAGAACTTCTCGAAAGCATCCTCATCAAATGAGCGCCCCGCCTGGAAATCCGCCCACGCCCCGTTGTCGGCGCAGATGCGATCGAATCCCTCCGTACGCCAGACGCCGGCACGAGACACCAGCAAGCCCCACCCGTGCGCCCGTAGCGCCGCGAGGTTACGCCGGGTTCCGGTGCGGCTGGCGTAACAGATCATTAGTATTTGTGCTGTTTGGTAGCATATCGTGCCGGATCTGAAAGAGCGTGGCGAATATCAGAGGCTAGCGTTGGATTGTCTTGCTGTACGCTTGCGGCGTATGCCTCGGCGGCCACCGCCGCGTGGGGGTCATTGCCGCTAAAATCCAATACCAGCGAATATCGGCGGTCTGATGGTATTGGCGCACCATCTGCCCTTTCAATGACGAAACGTTCTTCCAACCCACCTTTTGAAAAGCCGCTCATTATTTTACTCCTGATGGTGATGATTATGCCAAGAATTTGGATCTGGGTAAGGACCAAGATTTTCCGGTTGTAGCAGAGCATCAAGGCTCTCAAGCGCACCTCTCACATGGCCGCGCGCTACCCCAAAATCATAAGCATCCATAATGCCTGTCTTCAGCAGGCACGTCAGCGCGGCCGCTAATTCCTGCCTCGCCTGCGATAGCGTCTCGTGGTCATCCATCATCGCCGGTCAATCCAAAAAACGAAGCGTAGCACAATACCGAGCCACCATGTGCCCTTAAGCGGGTCTAGTTGCCAATCTGGATGCGACTGTCGCTTGCTCATCCTTTATCTGCCCTCTACTTCAAGAGAAAGCCGATCGCGGGAGCGGGGAGCCGGCGGAATGCCTAAACCGCGGGCGAGTAACCCCCCATCGGCGGTCGCGGTTATCAAGCCACTCACGACTTGGCTACCTTTCGCTGGTCCAATTCGCGCAACCATCCCATGCCCCGAAACAGAGGCATCACGACGGCAATCGCGAATAGCCCCGTGGCCCACCATCGGCGCGGCGCTCCGTCGTGCTGCATGGCTTGGCGTAGGGCATCTATGGCGCTCGGCTTACTCATAGAGCGTATTATACGCCGACCACTATCATGGCGAACCAATAGCCGAAAATGGTCCCAATTCCAAAGAGCGCGACCCCCAGAATAAGTTCTGTTTGTCCTCGGTCGCTCACAGTGCAGCCCTTAAAATCTTCACCACAGCGACGGCGAGCACGGCGCTGGCGAGCACGAGCAGAGCGCCCTTCATCCACCAGCGCACGAGCGGCTGATGACAACGCGGCGGCTTCCTGCCGACCCAGACGCTCCGCAGCGGCAGCGCATCGACCATGTGGAGCGCCAATCTGCTCGTCATGACTGAGCCAAACGATAGATGCGCTCTCTAACCCGCGCCCAGCCGCGTTTGGTGTCAATTGAGCCTTCTTCATCGATGATCTTTAAGACCTGCTGAAGCGTCTCCGCACGGGCAGCATCTATTTCATCGGCGTAGATCGCCCGAAATAGATTGCGAACCTTCTCGGTCTCAGTCAGCGAACGTCCGCGTTTAGCGTCCTGTTCGGCGATGTAAGCGGCCAGCTTTTCCCTAGCGTGTTCTGCGCTGATCATCGTCGTTCCCCTTCGGCCATGTGGAGCGCGAGGCGGCTGGTCATGCTAGCGGCGTGTCTTGGAGTTCCATCGGCGTTACGCGCGACAGATCGTACCCGCCAGCAATCCCCTCTAGCATGACGACGGGCTGGCCGTGGCCGAGGTTCCACGCCTCGCTACGGGTGCGTGTCCACTTACGTTTGCCGTCATCCATCCTCACGATAACCCCGATACCGGGGCGATGCGTGTTGTTCCATTCCTCAGCGGTCATCGTCGTTCCCCTTACTCAGAAGGCATTTTAAGGGCAGTCGCCGCGGGCCTTGGCTAAGGCAGCGAAGCACAGGTCAATAGCGCGTCGAGCGTCCAAGCCGAACGCCGGATAGAGATCGCGCGGCCGGCGATCTTTGTCCGCGATGTGATCGAGGACAAACTCCACCGCCTCGTAAAGTTCCGGTGCTGCTGCGATCAGGCAGGCGTTGGCCTTGTGACTGCCCCAACGCTCGTCGACCCCATAAAACGGTTCAACGCAAGCGACGATCGGCCCATGCCATCCCGCGCCGGCCCCGATGCTGCCATATTTGTTAACGCCCCACGGTCCAGGCGTCCAAGCGATCATTGGTCACCTCGACCACCGTCATCATCACAAATGCGGCACCATTCGTCGTACTCAACCGACCCATCAGGATGCATCAGATACCCCACACGAGCGCGGCCGCAGGAACATAGTGGAGCATTTGCGGTGGCCTTCACCTGATCCCGCTCTGCTGCCATCGCTGCGTTGGCTTGCATCATGTCGGCTAGAGACTGCCGAGCTTCATAAAGAAGCAAAAGCAATTCCTCTCGACTACAAATGCGGCATTCGCTGACTAGTTTCTGTATCTCTATTTCTCTAGGCGATGGCATTTCAGCCTGTATATTGGCCCGGTCCTCGCTCATAGCCTAGGCACCCGGCATAAGGATCAGCCGGCTCGCAATCGAGCCATCAAGCCGCCGGTCCAGCCATTCCTTTGCTTCGATGATGGCATCTGTGCCGGTCTGGCACGTCGTCGAATGCGCGTCCTGCGTAAACCGACCGCTCTTGATCCAAACAACCCATTGAGCCGCCATGCCCTGCCAGACTTCGATTGTGTGGTTGCGATACCGGACGGTTTTCATCGTGCGTTCCCCTTACTAAGAAGGCATTTTAATGCTCAAATGTGCTCAGAATTGTCCGACCCTGGTGCCGACGGGCGTTCCCAGGGTTAGGCGAACCGCTTGCGCATTGCGGTCTGTGCCGCCTCGCAAGCCTTCAAGTCGCCGCGTCGGAATGCTGCCATGATGGGCGCGGTCATCGCCTTGCGCTCGTCAATCTCGGCGCGAAACTGCCCCAGCGTGACGGCGCGCTTGTTCTTGCCGTCGATGTCGCTGATTTCCCAAGTCTGTTCGGTCATGGTGTCCTCCGTTCTCTCGAACATAGGGGCGCCTGGCGATGGCGTCAATCATTCTGATAGCTATCGTGCTGATTACCTGCCATGCACCCGACGCATATCAAACTGATTGCCAACGTGCTATCTATCCTCCCATGACAAAGGACGATCTCCGCGCCTGGCTGCGCGATCATAATCTAACCCGTGGGGAAGCCGCCGAAAAGCTGGGGCTTTCGATCCCGGCGCTCGACCATAAACTCAATGGGTATTCGCCCGTCGGCCGCCAGACCGCGCGCATCGTCGAGCTGATCGGCCCAGCCTACCGCCCGACCTTTTGACGCTTGCGTCCGGCGGCGCGCGGTGCTTATCATGCCCGACAGCGTGCGATAGCCGGTCTGGCTGATCACCGGACTGTTCTCTAAAGCGCGGCGCTCCTCGGGATCTGCTATCGCACGCTATCCCGCGCGCCGCCAAAGGAGTGCCGCAAAATGCCTTTCCAAGAGGTTGCCGGTTGGCGGCCGATCGAGACCGCGCCACGCGACGGGACATACATCCTTATTGCTGGCCCGAGCGGCTATATCACGACACCGCTCCGCGTCCACGTCGGACGGTGGGGTACAACATACCAAGAGTGGATCACGCACGACAACAGCGACTTCACCGATGATGGCGAGGAGCCGACCCTGTGGATGCCTCTGCCATGACCGATGCGCTGACCCGCGCGCCGCTGAAGGAGTGCCGCAGCTAATGACCCGGTGGTTTTGCGCCAATTGGTGGCGTTATCTCTTCGCCCCACGCTATCAAGTCTGGCATGTAGCGTGGCCCATTATACTCTGGTGCCGTCTGCGCGGGCATCCAAAAGGCTATGGATGGTTTAACGCAGGGGGCGATGGCCCCGATTACCGTTGCCGCGAGTGTGGGGATTGGCTCGGATGACAGATGCGCTGACCCGCGCTCTCGATGAGCGCACCAGACTCACCGCCAATTACCGCCGGGCGAAGAAAGCCCAATACGCGGCGGCATGTGAAAAACACCCGGATTTGCTGACCTTTCAGCGCGAAATCAGGCGCTTTGGAATTGGGCAAGCCGCCGAGATGATCAATTTCGTGCGCGAAGCCAACAATTGCTGGCTCAGGCTTCAGGATCGGGCAGTTCGCGCCCTGGCGCTGGAAATCGTCTCGACCCGTATCCGACAGATCCGCGAGAGCGCGGGATTGCCGCCGTTCGATGATCCCATGCCAGATAAGAAGCCAAATGCCTATCAGACCATTCGGGAAATCCTGACGTGATCATCACCAACCGGCTCAACCTCCCCTCCTCGATCGTCAAAGCGGTCAAAAACGACCGATACAGCAGGGGTGACGCCAATATCTCAGTGACCGGCCTCATCGGCCCAGCGAGAAAACGAGCCCTCGAAATCACCCACGCCGACGAGCTTACCGAAGATGTCGCAGAGCGCATCTGGGCGCTGATGGGACAAATTGCCCATGGCATCCTGGAGCGTGCCGACGATCAGGCATGGTGTGAGGAGCGCCTGTTTATCGAGCGCCACGGCTGGCGCATCTCCGGTGCGTTCGACCGCTATCTGCTCGAAAGCGACGGGCGGCTACAGGATTACAAGCTGACATCGACCTATGCGATCAAGGACGGTGGTAAGCCGGAATGGGAAGCCCAGGAAAATATCTATGCCCTGATGCTTCGCGAGCACGGCTACTCCGTGACAAACCTCGATGTCGTCGCCATCCTGCGCGACTGGCAGAAGGCCAAAGCGAAGCACACCAAGGATTACCCCCAGGTGCCTGCGCTCGTCATCCCCATAGAGATGTGGACAGCCCATCGCACCGAAGCCTTTATCAAGGACCGCCTCATAGCGCACGGTCGCGCCCAGCATGAATTACCTGAATGCGACCCGGAGGAACGCTGGGAACGCCCAGCGATTTATGCACTCTATAAAGGCAAGAACCTGCGCGCTACCCGGCTATACGACACGCTGGCCGAGGGTGAAGCGGCACTCGACGCCGCCGGGCCGGGGCATGATCTGCGTGAGCGTCCGGCTGAGCAAAAGCGTTGCCAAGATTATTGTTCTGCGCTACCATGGTGTGAGTTTGGAAAAGCGTTGGTTCAAAAGACCTTAGATGACTCATGCCTGTTCGTAAAGAAATAACCCGAGTGTGTCTCGGGTGCGGGAAAGTGGAGTGTGACATTTCTCGTAATCTCGTAACGAAATATTGTTCGCGTGAATGCTGGCGTAAAAATGGAGCCGGTCAACATCTAAAAACAGGGAAAACATTAACATGCAGACAATGCAAAAAACCCTTTTACACAAGGGGCGCTAATGTGCTTCGTGGCGCTAAATACTGCTCTCAGTCCTGTTATATATTGGCTAACGTAGAAAAGGTAATAGAAAGAAAATGCTCAGCTTGCAATAAAATATTTTCCCGAAGCAACCGACCGAATCAAAAATTCTGCTCCCACAAATGTTCAAAAACAGGAATACACAACCCCAATTGGATGCCACAACTAACATTAAATCTGCTAGTTAGAAGGAATCTAAGAGACTGGAGAAACGATGTATTCCGTATTGATGGGTATAAATGTAGGGTATGCGGCACAAAAGGGGAGGGCAGAAGTCCATTCAATGCGCATCATTTAGATGCCTACCATTGGTGCAAAGAGCGACGCTACGATGTAACCAATGGGGTTACTTTGTGCAAATTCTGTCATGGGCAATTTCATGATATTTATGGTTTGCGGAATAATACCGAGTTACAATTTCGGGAATTTCTGAATATGATTTCCGCCCAGCATTGGACGGTTAGCGCGCCATCCGCACAGGTGGCCTAACGAGCAAGGAAAACGAGCAATGGCACTCAACGTAGAACCGAGGACCGGCGGGGATTTTGTCCCCTTCTTAAAATTCAACGCTAAAGCCGGACGCTGGTATACCAAGACCGAGGACGGAAGCGAAGCTGAAGTCACTAACATGATAGCGATCTTTGACCTCGCCCAGATCAAAACCGGATGGATTCTCTTCACCGAGGGGCAGGCCCCCGCATCGGTTTGGGACAACGGAGCAACCGCACCGCAACCCACTCCGCAGCATCGCCGAGGCTTCTCGGTCAACGTCTTCAGCCCCAAGGAGATCGGCGGATTGCGGGAGTTCTCGTCCAGCAGCAATGCCGCGATCATCGCGATCAAGGAAATGTACGAGGAACAGTACGAATCGGCACCGGAAGCAAAGAAGGGTATGGTCCCCGTCGTCACCTGTGAAAAGGTGTTCCCGGTCAAATCGCGGCAAGGCACGAACTATCAGCCGGTGCTCAAAATCACGAAATGGGTGCCCCGTCCGCAGGCGATGCCGGCGACAATAGCGGCCGAACCCGAAGTGCCGCCGCCTGTCAATAATGTCAAGCCAGCAGCCGCTGCCCCGCCAACTGAAACGGAAAGCGCGGAAGAGTTCTAAACCTAACCCGCGAAGGAGCCTCGCCGCCTTGGAAGAAACCGACCGCGACAAGCTGATAAAGGTGTTGCGGATGTTCGGTTCCGACCACGACGGCGAGGTTGCCGCCGCTGCCAGACGCGCGCACAATATCCTCAAAATCCACACTCTCGATTGGGATGACCTGATTATTCAGGAGGGGCGAAGCAAATCGTCCTATCGCAAGCCCAAGCCTGAGCGCCGCGAGCCTGACGCAGATGAAGCCGACATGATCCACCGTTGTTCCGAGCGCGAAAAGTGCATGACCGCTTGGGAACGAGAATTTATCACATCAATCAGCGGCTCAATCATCGAGTGGGGCCACCTGACACCGAAACAGCGGGCGATTCTCGACCGCATCGTCAACAAAATGAAAGTGCAGGGCGTCTGGGACGATTACGCAGAATGATGCAATGATGTAAACTCACCACAGAGCGCGGGCCACACTCAGGCGACGGTCTGAGTGCCAAGCCCACGCCGACCAGCAGCCCGGCAAGAGCTACTGGCCCGCGCTCGATGCTTCCCCGCCCATCTCGGCTGCCAAGGCTGCCCCATGTGTCCGATGACAATTTAAATCCGCAACCCGACCCGACCACGATCCGCGCGCACCTGGAACGCCTGTTCCGCCGCGCCAGGACAGAATATCCCGAGGGACGCTGCGAAATCGCCTGGGCCGACGCCAGAGGCGCGGTCAACTCCGCCGAGACCTTTGGCCTCGACCCGGATAGCCTCGACGCAGCTACCGCAACCGCAGCTCGCTACAACGCCGCCGGTCGCAACACCTATGTCGGCGTCAATCCCCGCAAACCAGACTCCCCACCATTCGGCCGAGCCAGTGCCGCCGACGTGGAAATCGCCTTCGTCCAGTTTATCGACGGCGACAGCCCGCAGACTGCCAACAAGCTTCGCCAGGCGCCCATTCCCTATTCCTGGGCCGTCACCACCGGGCGCATCCCCAACCCGCGCCCACAGGCTTACTGGGACTTGGAAGAGCCAACCCGAAACCTCAAGGCATGGTCCGATAGGCAGCTTGCGTTAGCCGAATTTTTCGGAGCCGACCACGTAATCGACCCGCCCCGCATCATGCGGCTGGCCGGGACAACCAACTATCCAGCCCCAAAGAAGGCTGCAAGGGGTTATATCGTCGAATCCGTCACCCTCCGCACGCTTTATGACGGGACGGAACGCGAACCACTCTCCTGGGAAATCCTCGACCGCGCTTACCCTAACGTCAAACCGAACGGCTATGCCAACGGGCACGCCAGCAATGGATACGACCCGGATACCGGGGAGGTGTTCGAGGAACGGCCGCGCCCGAATTTTCAGACCGATCGGGTTGACCCGCAAACCTACGTCGATGCGATTAAAGCCGGGCACAACCTCCACAACAACGCTCGGCAGTTGATCGATCACCTCGTCTCCACCGGGCGGCCGAACTGGCTGATCCGCGAGTTTCTTCTTGCCCTCCTCAAACCGGTCAGCGACGGCGGCACGATCAGCCAGATTTCCGACATGATCCGCACCTGGCGGGACAGGACCGGCATTCCCGATTCTGAGGACGAAGATTTCGACGCGCCACAGGCCCAATCTCCGCTCATCCTCGTCCCAGTTGGAATCCTTGACCCTAGGAAAAGAGCACCGCGTGATTGGCTGGTCCCTAACCGCATGATGCGACGACACATTACGATGACGACAGCGGCGCCTGGCGTCGGCAAATCGACCCTGGCGATTGAGGAGGCCGTCAGCCTCGGCAGTGGAGTGGATTTCCTGAGCCTCGGAATTACCAAGTCGCACCGGGTCGCAATCATCAACAACGAGGAAACCAAGGACGAGCTTGAGCGCCGGATCGAAGCAACGTGCCAGCATTTCGAGATCGATCCGCATGCCATCGCCGAAACGATTTTCCTCTATAGCGGGGTGGACGCCGATAAGCTGATCCTGTCGAAAACCGACCGGCAGGGCAACGTTATCGCCACACCGCGAACCGCAGAACTGCGCACCCTCATTGACACGCTGAAGATCGACGTCGTGATCCTCGACCCGTTTGTGCAACTCAACCATATCGAGGAATCGTCCAACGAGCAGATCAGCCGGGCGATGCAGGAAATCAGAAGCCTTGGGGCAACCGGGTATTCCGCCGCTATCCACCTGATCCACCACAACCGCAAGCCGCCAGCAGGCAATGCACACCAAGCCGGCGATATAAATGCCGCGCGAGGCGCGTCGAGCATGGGTGGCGAGGCGCATTTCTTTTTCACGCTCGCCGATATGTCGAATGAAGATGCCGAACACATGAACGTCGCCGAGAGCGATAAAATAAACTTTATTCGCTTGGATGACGCAAAGCGAAAAATGTCGGCGGCACAAGGCGCAAGATGGTTCGAGCGGTATGGCGTTCACATGCCTTATGGGCTTATGGGAGAGGAGGTAGGCGTCCTCATCCCACGCGATATGGACGAGGTAGAAAACAAAGTATCAATAGTGACAGCAACGGAAATTCTACAACGCATTGACGAGGCATGGATACAAGGAACGCCGTTAAGCGAAAGCCCACAAACAAAAAGCCGCTATGTCATTCATTATATGATGCGGGAGTTTCAAGTCACCAGAAATACCGCTAAATCGTTCCTCAGGGACTGGCTCAGGAACGCCGTTGTGGCGACCGCAATCCGGGATCCGCGCGTGAAGCTGCGCGGCCTCCAAGTGCTGAAATGGCCGGGGTAATCTGCGGAGGTTCAAAAAGCATGATATCACAACCCATTGAAATCATTGACTGCGGAAGTGTTGCGGAACCGCGGATGTGGCATTGATAAGTTATTGAAATCATTGCGGAAGTGTTTTGCGGAAGTTGCTCTCCCCCCTAAAGGGGGGATAAGGAGACACTTCCGCAACCCATGTCGCGGAACGACCGCGCTCCCTTTGGGGGTCGCGCGGGTTCCGCTTCATGGTTCTGGCACGCGAGGCGGTCTGGTCAGGGGTATTGATCAAAAGGTGGAGGTTGGAAAAAATGGAAAAGCCGATCACATGGCAAGAGCACGATGCGATATCGGCGGTGACGGCCGGCGTCGATGCCGTCGCGGTGGAAATGGAAAACCGCTGGGGCGTCGGCCGACTCCCGCTTCTCGTGTCCGACGAATTGCGAGAAAAGTTTACCCGCCAATTACGCCGGTTCGATCAAGCTATCATGTCAAATGATGTTGAACGTATCCGGCAAACAGGTGCAGCCACAAAGCGAGCATGGCTGGCATTGGACAAAGCCGCTACCACAGCCGAACAACAACAACTGTCTCCAGATGCCTGGGAGGTGAGACTTGCGGACGGGCGTGTTGTTGCATTATGCCGTACCAATGCCGACGCCCATGCAGAAGTCAGAAGCGGTAGGCACCTTGAAGTGTGGACGATCGACGAAATAGCCCGCATCATGTTCGCGTTTCCAGGGCTCGGAACCGCAAAACAAACATTCCCCGGTGCAACCGTCGAAAGCGTCCGGTCACGGCATGTCAGTGAGCCGGTAGACGACGAGGTGGAAGAGTTTGCGTGATGAGATTCGCTAGGCTAAACCCGTAATCGGCAACATGGCGGTGACAGGATGCTTCTAAAACCCTCTTCCGCTGCCCGTACAGCGCGGAAAGGGACCGGGAGGCTATTCGGATACCTCCGGCCCCCTAAACACGCTCAGCGGGCAGATTTGAGCGTTTACGGCACGGTGGGGAAAACGTAGTGGATCGTCCCCGAAATCTCCGCCAGCATCGCACGGTGACCCTCAATCAGCCCCGGCAACTCAGCCAGCACACCCGCCGGTATCGGATGCTCACCAGCCAGCCAGTACCGGACCATCCGATCCGACACGCCCAACGCCCGCGCCATGCTCCCCTGCCACGTCACCCCGTACAGCGCGGCACCCACTCGCGCGAAAAGCGCCCTCTCGGGCGCTCCCGCTTCGATGCTCGCGGTGGTCAATGTCCCCATCCGCTCGCAGTGCGATCCAAAACCCGCCCGATGATCGTGCCCGTGACGGGTTCGCGGTGTCCCCAAGGCGATGCCGAGCGCACATCGTCGATTTTGATATGCGCCTCGTCGCGATAGCCGCGCTGAATCAATCGGCGGATCGGCAAACCCTGATCGTCGCCTTCGTGGCGCGGCGACAGGAACGCGCCAGACTGCGGCACAACCTTGTCGCTCGGCCCGCGCTCTTCGCTCGCCATCGCGATCTCTCGCAGAACGGCAAACTTGCCGCGAACCTCGATAACCTCGAATGCCTCCCGGTTGGTTTGGTCGTATCCCCAGCATGTCGTGAAGATGTCGCCGACCCTGACGTTGTGCGCGAACGCCTTGGCCTCTTCCCGGCGCTTGTTGACGCTGGCCTGATGATCCTTGCGGGCTTCGAAATACCGCGTCACCGAACGCTCGCGCTCCTCCTCAGAGCGATAGCGATAGTTGGCAACTGGCTTGGCCTGCGTGCCGTAGAACACCATCGCGCACGGCCGGCCGCTCTTGTCGTGGTGCACGTAGGCGACGGCATCCGAATGCTTGTGCGATACCTTCCGCGCACCTTTCGGCAGATAGGTTTCGCGTGTTGGCTTGTAGCGTGTCATCTCAGTTCCCCTTCTCGTGGTTCGCGCCAATCTCAGCGCCACCGATTGATGTGCTTCGCCGGGTCGAACCGGCCGATCATCGTCGTGCCGCTGTTCTCGCCACCGCGTACCGTGGCGTGTTCCTCGCAACGCCGCGCGTAGAAAATACCTTCGATCGTCAGCTTCGATGGATGCTGGCGAACATGCGTTGCCGGCTTGCCGCACTCATGGCCGTATGTTCCGGCCTGTGCAAAAGAACATGTTTCGTTCTGTGCCATTTCCCGTTCCCCGTCTCTCCCCGGAGGGCCAGACAGCCCACCCTCCTACGCCCTCAAGCCCGCTGGGGCTATCCATGCGGGCCGTTGGGGATGCGTTCGGGATAGCCCCTAGTTGGACGCGTCCATCTCCGCGACCCATGCAGCCTGCATCGCATGAAGTTTGGTGATCGCCGCATGAGCCTTGGCCGCGACGTAATGCAGGTTGCTGTCAAGAGCATTCCATTCCTGCTTGTCAACGTTGCGTTGCAGCAGCGCGACCGCTTCGGTGATTTCCGCAATCCGTGCGTCGATGAAGCGCAAGTCGTTGGTGATTTCCATCGTCTGTCCCCGTTCTCTCCCCCGACCCGACCCAGCGCCGCGCCGTGTTTCCTAAGATAAGGAAGCATCAGCCTTCCGTCAATCCGGAAGTTGTTTCATTATCGTTCAAATTGTTTCAACTCCGCTAAGCCTCGCCGCGTTCTCCCCCGCACCACACGCTTGACGCGCACCACACTCAGGCGTAGAAGCCTCAACCCATGCCAGCCGGTCGCCCATCAACCTACGATCCAGAATACCACCCTGAGAAAGCGCGAAAACTCGCGCTCCTGATGGCTACTGACGAAGAAATCGCCGATTTCTTTGGCATCCACCGCGATACCCTCTACGCTTGGAAAGCTGAAAAACCAGAATTTTCCGACGCCATTGCGCGTGGAGGTATTCAGGCTGATGCTGAAGTTGCAACCAAACTGAAGCATCGCGCTCTCGGCTACAGCCATGAAGCGGTTAAGATTTTCATGCCGGCTGGGGCGACTGAGCCGGTATATGCACACTATACCGAGCACTATCCGCCGGACACCAATGCGGCGAGCCTTTGGCTGCGCAACCGCCAACGTGGCCGTTGGCGAGATCAGCAGGACCATGAGCACAATCATCGCCATGAGCTTGATCCCGGCAAGCTTGAGTATGAGCAACTGATGGCGCTCGCATTAGCTGCGAAGGATCAATCACTAACGATCGAGCACGATGCTACGCCGCAGCAAACCAACGGCACCGGCGATGCCGACGATGTGTGACTCTACGTCTTACACACGTGAAGCCTATGCCAGAAAGTGGCGGAAACGCTTGGGTTTTGCCAATCATCCTCTCGATATTGTTGCCGGGGTCCTGCGGGGGTCCAGTGCAGCAACATTCCGTGTCCAATGACATCCCACGATCCGCGCCTGGACATGGGCCGCGCGGCGCTGGTCGCGCAGCTTGACGAGGCAACCGCCAAGATCTCCGAACTGACGGGAAAGCTGAGCGAGGCGTATGTGACGATTGCTGCGCTGACCGTTGTGGCGCGTTTTGAGCCGATAATGCTGCCGCTGTATCCGCCATGATCACTCCGCAGCAGGCGGCAGCCGAGCTTGTCCTGCGGATCGACGCGCAGCGGTCGCTTGAGAAGTGCATCGCCATACTGTCGCCGGATACGGTGCCGGCGCGGCATCATCGGATGATCATTGAGAAGCTGGAAGCCGTAGAGCGGGGCGAAATCACGCGGTTGATGATCGCATGCCCGCCAGGATCAGCGAAATCGACCTATGCCTCTGTGCTGTTTCCACCTTGGTTTCTAGGCCGCAATCCGAAGATGTCGATCATCGGAGCAAGCCATGCGGGAGAGCTTGCCGAACGCTTTGGTAGACGTGTCCGCAACCTTGTCGGGTCGAGCGAGTTCCGCCGTGTGTTTGGCTTCGGCCTCTCGGGCGACAATGCGGCGGCGGGACGCTGGGAGACCGAAAAAGGTGGGGAATATTATGCGGTTGGCGTCGATGCCTCGGTCACCGGCAGGCGCTGCGACGTTGGAATTTTGGACGATCCGGTTAAGGGGAGAGCTGAAGCGGATAGTCCGGCAATCCGACAACGGACTTGGGATTGGTACAAGGCCGATTTCTGGCCGCGCCTCAAGCCAGGGGCGCGGATCGTGCTGATAATGACCCGCTGGCACGAGGACGACCTTGCCGGCCGCTTGCTTGCCGAGCAGGCGGTCGGGGGCGAGAAGTGGGAAGTTCTGTCGCTCCCGGCTGAGGCTGGCGCCAACGACCCGCTCGGCCGCGCTCCGGGCGAACTTCTGTGGCCGGAATGGTTCACGTCGGCGATGTTCGCGGAGGCGAAGCGCGACGTTCGGAACTGGTCGGCGCTGTATCAGCAGGAGCCGACGCCGGACAGCGGCAACTATTTCCAGGCGGAGTGGGTGCGCTGGTATGACGAGATGCCGGACATCCGGACGATGCAGACGTATGGAGCGAGCGACTACGCGGTCACGTCGCTGGGCGGGGATTACACGGTGCATGGGGTGATCGGGGTTGACCCGGCGGACAATATATATGTGCTGGATTGGTGGCGGCAGCAGACGACATCGGACGCGTGGATCGAGGCGTTTCTGGACCTGATGGAGCAGTGGTCGCCTCTGATGTGGGCGGAGGAGCAGGGGCAGATTTTGAAGTCGGTTGGTCCGTTCATTCAGAAGCGGCAGATGGAGCGTCGGGTTTACGGGTATCGGAAGGTGTATATATCGAGCCACGACAAGGAGACGCGGGCGCAGGCGATCCGTGCGAGGATGGCGATGGGGAAGGTATATTTCCCGAAGCGGGCGCCGTGGGCGACGGACTTGGTGAGTGAGATGCTGCGGTTCCCGGCGGGGAAGAACGATGATCAGGTGGACGTGCTGAGTCTTGTGGGGCGGATGTTAGCGACGTTGGTTCGGGGCGACGACATTCGGGAGGCTGAGCCGATCCGGGGGTTGTCGGAGATGACGTATGGGGAATTGGACGCATGGGAGACGCGGCATCGACGCCGGGGATCCCGGCCGCAGAGGGTGTGAGGATGATAGCCGAAGAATTTCGGACGGAGGGATGGCGATCGGTCGATAGTGGGGATTTCCCGCCGGGGCATGAGACGGTTGAGTTCGCGCGCGACGAGAGGGTTCATCGTCAGCCGCCTTGGTTCGGCCAATGGGGCAAGCTGCCGCCGGAGTTCAACTCTGCGGGCCTATGGTGGAGGACGGCATGAGAGCGATATGGGTAGCGGCTGGTGTTCTGGTTCTGATCAGCGGCGAGACGTATGGGCAGGCGAAGAACGCGGGTGTGAGCGACAAGATCACGGCCTCGACGTTGAGCGTGACGAGCGGGAATTGCTTGGCGGTGAACGCGGCACGGAAGACGCTGACGTTGGACAACACGGGGGGTAGCATCGCAATTGGGTATTGCGAGACGAGCCCTAGCACGCCTGGGACGCCATGCACGGCGGTGATTGGGACGGCGCCGACGACGACGTTGGCGGCGGGAACGCTGCATTACTGGCCGGACGCGCCGATCAATCAGTTTTGTTTCATCGCGGCGAGTTCGACGCCGGGGCTCACGATCCGGGAGGGGCAGTGATGGGTCAGCCTATCCGGGGGTCTGGGGCACTGACGGTTGAGCAGCAGGAGGCGGTGTTGGGGCTTTTGGCTTCGGGTCGGTCTCAGGCGGCGGTTGCGGGGCGGTTTGGGGTGACGAAGAACACGATAGCGGGGATTTGGCGACGGCATGGCGACCCTGTGATGAAGCTGGAGCCGACGACGCTGTATGATCGGTGCGAGGCGTTGCATGCGCGGTGTGACGCGGTGCTGAGGGCGACGGCGGGGATTGGTCGGGTTCCGAATGTGCCGAAGATGGTGGATTTGCGATGACGCTGGGTGAGGGCTGGGAGGTTCATGTTGTCCCGGTAGAGGATCGGCGTCGGCACGAGCCGGACATGGGTTGCTGGTGCGGGCCTCGGATAGAGGAAGGGGACATTGTGGTTCATGCGTCGGCGGATCGTCGGGAGTTTGAGGAGCAGTCGCGTCCGGCATTGAGAGCGGGTCTGCGGGACTGGGCCAAGTGCATTTGGGCTATCCTAGCGACGCCCCCTTGGGCTTGGGCTTTCGAGATAAACCGCCTGCCCCCACGGCCGTCATTTGAGGAATGGCGTCGGCTAGAGACTCTCCGAGAGAGTCTGCGGGTGCGGAATGGCTGACTACGGGGGGTTTCTAGGCTCTTTCGAGAGCCGGTCGGATGCGGGGGATGAGCTGAGCGATGTCGCGGGGTTCTGGCTTCAGCAGTTGAAGCTGGCGGAGCGCGAGGACCGGAAGTGGGTTCGGACGGGTCGGCTGATTGTCAAGCGGTATCGGGACGAGCGGCGGGATGCGACATCGACGGGTCGGCAGGCGGCTAAGTTCAACATTTTATGGGCGAATGTTGAGACATTGAAGCCGATTTTGTATGGGCGAACGCCGAAGCCGGACGTACAGCGGCGGCACAAGAACGATGATGAGATCGCGTTGATGGGCGCGGAGATTATTGAGCGTGCGCTGGGGTATGAGGATGATCTGGACGAGTTTTCGGAGGTAATGGAGAGGGTAGTTGAGGATCGGTTGCTGCCTGGGCGGGGTGTGGCTCGGGTGTTTTACGAGCCGGAGTTCGGAGAGCCGGAGGAGGATCTTGATGCGGAGCCGGACGAGGATGGGAAGCCGGCGACGTTTCGCCCGGTATCGAACGAGCGGGCGCCTGTAAGGTATGTTTTCTGGGAGGATTTCCGGATTAGTCCGGCGCGGACGGAGCGGGATGTGTGGTGGATGGGGTTCCGGTCGTACATGACGCGTGACGAGTTGGTAAAGCGGTTTGGGGCGAAGGTGGGGAAGCAGGTTACGCTGGATTACACGCCGAAGGGGTTGGACGACGGTGGGGATGGGGAGAAGGGACCGCAGGCGGATGCGTTCAAGAAGGCGCAGGTATGGGAGTTATGGGACCGGGACAAGAAGGAGGTTGTGTGGGTTGCGCCGAGTTACCCGGAGGGGCCGCTGGACAAGAAGGCGGATACGCTGGAGTTGCCGGATTTTTTCCCGGCGCCGAGGCCGTTGAGCGCGACGACGACGAACGAGACGCTGGTGCCTGTGGCGGACTATTCGGAGTATCAGGACCAGGCGATTGAGTTGGACGTGCTGACCTCGCGGATTGACCGGCTGACGGCGGCGCTGGGGGTTAAGGGGTTATATGACGCGCAATTCAAGGCGGATATATCGCAGTTGGTGAACGATCAGGGGTCGGAGAACATGCTGATTCCGGTTGATGCTGCGGCGGTGTACGCGGACAAGGGCGGTCTTGAGAAGGCGATCATGTGGTTGCCGATGGAGCAGATCGCGAAGGTATTGATTCAGTTGTATGACGCGCGGGAGCGGGTAAAGCGGACGTTGTACGAGATAACGGGGATGGCGGACATTTTGCGTGGGGAGACGAACCCGACGGAGACGTTGGGTGCGCAGCAGTTAAAGGCGCAGTTTGCGACGCGGCGGATATCGCGGGCGCAGAAGGACGTGGCGCGGTTTGCGCGGGATTTGATGCGGTTGCGTGGCTTTGTGATGGCGCGGCATTTCTCGGCGGAGACGCTGGGGGAGATGAGCGGGTTGCCGGAGCCGTTGCCGGCGATGCCACCGCCACCATCGATTATGATTCCGGCCCCGATGGGTGGAGAGCAGGCGGGGCCGCAGGGTCCGATGCCGATAGGGATGATGGGTCATAACGGCGGCCCACCGATGCAGCCTGGGGGTGGGCCTGTCTCCCTGCCGGCCGCCGGGAATGCGCCGGGAGGCGGGGCGGTTGAGGGACCGTCTCCGCCGCCTGTGCCTGGGGCGAGGCTGGCGCCGGACGGGAAGCATTATGTAGCTGACCCGCGTCGTCCTGGAAAATACCTCATGGTGGCGTAGGGCAAGATGGCGGAGTCTCTCGGGTATTCGCCTTACGACTACATTGAGCCGCCGGGTTCGGGCGATCCGAGGCTTGTGCCTGTGGATCACGACCCATTTGAGGCAGGGCCACGCTTGGTGCCGGTGGAGCATGATCCGTTTGGGGTGGGGCAGGCTGCGGGTGCATTGGCGGCAAACCGGGTGATTCCGGTGCTGCGCGGGACGGCGGAGGATGCGCTGTCGTCGCTGTACGGGATGACTGGGGTGCCTGACATTCGGGAGGGGGCGGCGGCGTTTGGGCGTGGCGAGCCGCTTCAGGGTATTGGGCAGATGGGCGCGGGGTTAGCGTCGCTGGCGGCGTTGGGCGCTCCGGCAGCGCGGGGGGCGATGACCTTGGGCCGGGAGGCGATCGGAGCGGTTCCCGGGGTGTTGGGGGACATACAGGGCGCGCGAGTGTTTCATGGGTCGCCGTTGACCGATTTGAGAACGATAGCGGCGAATCCTGAAGCTCGGCAGTATGACAATGCTACCTCGCAGTTTGGGGCATTTTTCGCGCCAAATAAGGCAGATGCGGAGCGGTACGCTGGTGAGACGGGAAGGGTATACAGCGCGGATGTTGATCTAAAGCGTCCGTATGAGATGCCGTTTAAGGAATTCAACTACTTCCAATCTCCGAACAGCACTGCGACGGGGAAGTTGGAGGGAGCGGAATGGGGGGCGCGAGCGGATCAGCTTAAAGAGGAGGCGGCGCAATTTCGGGATACGCTGGCATCGCTGGGGTATGACGGAATAGTAGTCAGGCATCCACGCACGAACGCGGTTATGGAGATGGCCTCGTTTGGGGATGTGCCGACTGGGATCAAGGCGTTTCACGGCTCGCCGCATGACTTTGAGCGGTTCGATATGTCGAAGATCGGCACCGGCGAGGGGGCGCAGGCTTACGGACATGGGTTGTATTTTGCTGGGAATGAAGATGTGGCGCGATCGTATAGCGATGCGCTTTCTCGAACATTAACGGGTGCTCCGGGTTATGATTTAGCAACGCACGTTTTGAACACAACAACTTTGAAGAATAATACTCGCGTACCACCTAGTATTGATGAGGCTATTAGTCGATTGCAAACGCAAATTGCGGATTATGACAAAAGGGGTTGGCCAGCTCCTGATTATCGTAATCAGTATGATACTGCGATAAGCCATCTGGAAGATTGGAAATCGGAGGGAGTGCCGACACAAGGCCACATGTACGAGGCTTCGATCAACGCGGAGCCTGAGCATTTTCTGGATTGGGACAAGCCGCTGAGTGAACAGAGTGAGAAGGTGCGAGAAGTGGCTAAGTCATTATGGCCGGAAGGACAGACTTATATTCAAACAATGACGCCAAATGGAACTACTAAATACATAACGAAGTCAGCATTAGATGCGGATGTTACGGGGGCAGAACTTATCAACGCTGCTAATGGGCAATTTCAAAAAGAGGAATTTACTAATAAGCTTCGCGAAGCTGGCATCCCCGGCATCCGGTATCTCGACCAGGGGAGCCGTGGCACGGGCGAGGGGACGCACAACTACGTCGTGTTTGACGACAAGCTGATCGATATCATCAAAAAGTACGGCCTTGGGGCGCTAATCGCAGGCGGTGCGGCGACGATACCCGGCGTGGAGGGGCAGGCGCAGCATTTGATCCCGGTTGAGCACGATCCCTTTGCGCCTGGGGCGATGGGTGGGGCGCAATGACCGACATAGAGGCGGAGATTGCTGATATCATCTGTTCAACGGATGGAAAGGCAGCTTTGATTACAAAGTTGGCCCATCGGCAGGTTCTTGCGGAAGATCGCGGGGCGCGCGAAGCGGCGCAGGAAAGCATCAAGATAATCGCGCGGAACGATTTGGATACCGCAAGGATGCTGTGTGATTTCTTTGCCAAGACACGGCAATGGGGAGAGTTTCAGGGGGCGTGTTTGGGTCAAGACCCGGCATGGATGTCGCAATGATCGGTATCGAACGCAGCCGCGTTGATGGTAGGTGGTGCGTCTTCTCGCGTTATCGGGAGACGCTTTGCCCAGAATGGGCAATTCCGATCTTCTTTGCGGTGACGGTGCTGATGTGGCCGATTGATCGCCATCGTGCACACCGTGTTCTCGGCCATCTTTGCCGGAATCCAGCCTTTAGTCGCCATCGGTGGTGGAATCCAAAGCCATGATCGGGTCCAATGTGATTCCATTCCAGAGCGGCGGTCAATCGATGGCCCCGCAAGCGCCGCCGATGATGTTGAACCCGGCGTTTCAGCAATGGATGCAGTTGAAGCAGGCTTGGGACGCGGAGAACGCGCGGCGGCAGCAGAAGTTCATGGCGGCCTGCGCGCTGATTAAGGAAGACGCGGCGAAGTCGTACAAGATCGACATTGAGGCGGATTCGACGGTTGTCGCGGACCAGCAGGCGGAGCAGGCAGCGATTACGGAATTCATGCGGGCGATCATACCGCTGAGCGAGGTTCTGATCCCGCAGATGATGCAATCGGGGCCGGTGGCAGATTTTGCTGGCGCGCTGCTGAAGTTCGGCTTCAGGGCATTCCCGGCGTCGCGCGAGATGGATGACGCGCTGGAGAAGTTCGTCGAGGACATGAAGCGTGCTCCGCCCCAGCCCCCGGCAGAGGGTAAGGGGAAGACGGTTGCCGAGACGCAGATGGAGACGCAGCTTGGGCAGGCGAAGGTTGCGGCCTCGGTGCATGATACGCAGGTAAAGGCACAGATTGCCCAGCAGGAGAGCGCGTCGCGAGTGATGGCGGCGCAGGTTGAGGCGCAGGCGGACCAGGCGAAGGCGCAGGCGGAGAATCAGTTGCGGGTGGCGGAGCTGGCGTTGCGGGGTCGCGAGGTTGCGGGCCGCGAGGCGCTGGATGCGGCGCGACTGACGCGGATCGGGATACGGAATACCGAGGGGTTGACCTGATGGCCGAAATGGAATGGCACGAGGCAGTGCTGGATGAGCTTCGCCGCACGCGGGCGGCAGCCGAGAAGATCGTGGGGATGCTTCAAACGACAGATCGCCCCGTGAGGACGGAGCATGGCGATCGGCTCGTGAACGAGGATAACTCTTTCGTAAAGCCTCAATCGTCATATGCCGACTGGCGGCGCAAAGCTCATGAGGCTGCGCTTGCGGAGACGGCGCATGATGACGTTTTGCTGGACCAGACAAAATGAGACGCCGGTATGTCTACCGGGGCGGAGAGTTGGTCGAGCTAGACCTGGACGCGCCGTTGCCGCCACGCAAGGGGCCGTACATTCAGAGCGACATCGCGCCGTATCGGTCGGTGATCACGCAGGAGCCGATCACGTCGCGATCAGAGCACCGTGCTCATCTGCGGCAGCACGGGTGCGTTGAGGTAGGGAACGAGGCGCCCCGCGTCTCACGAGAGGCGATGCGTTCAGCGGCACTTGATGCGAAGGCCGCGATAGAGGCGTCGCCGGAGCGCCATGCAGAAGCGCGGGCCGCGAGCGAGCGGGCAAAGGGGGCGGTATGACGCCGCTAGGACAGTTGGTCCGCAATATCATGCGCCATGCGCAGAAGCGGCGTGGTCGGATGCCAGCTCGCTATTGCGTAAACAATCGGCTGTTCGCGGCAGCCAGAGACGAGATGATAAAGTATCGGGAACAGGAAGATCGCCCGTTCATGGTCGCAGATATAGACCGATATAACTTCCTTGTTCTCGGCGTTCCGGTAATCGGACGGTAGGGAGAGGATTTCAATGGCTGACACGGAAGAACAACCGCAAGACCTTCGCGCGATGCTGTCGCGGGCGGTTGACGAGTCCGAGACGCCGGCTGCTGCGACTGAGACGCCGGAGCGCCCAGAACGGCAGGTTCGCGATACTGCCGCGCTTGCGGAGAGCGGGGGCGCTGAACCGGCTGCGACGGTCGCCGATGATCGCCCGCGTGGTGCTGACGGCAAATTTGTGCCGAAAGAGGGCATGCAGGAAGGCAAAACTGGCGATCTGGCGGCAGAAACAGGGCATGAACCTGCCGCAATCGAGGGGGAGGAACCCCCGGGGTTGGTTGAAACCGCTCCCGATGTGCCGGCCCATTGGTCACAATCCGACAAGGATATGATCGCGGGTCTTCCCAAGGAGCACCAAGGCAAGGTTGTCGAGCGGTATAAGGCGATCGAAGCCGGATATGCGCCAAAGTTACAACGCGCCGCCCAAATCGAGCAGGAATATCGTGGCGCGATGGAGATTTTCGAGCCGCATATGCGAGGTTTGCGGCAGGCAGGCAAAACCCCATCGGACATCATCCGTGGATGGCATTCGATCGAGCAGGACATGATACAAGGCCGTGAATATGCGGCGCGGGGCGGTGTCAATGACATGGGTGCCCAGCACGTTGCCCGCATGATTGCGGCCTATAACATTGATCCGGGCCGGGTGGCTGCGCTGCTCCGTGGCGAGCAGCCCGAGGGCAACATGGGGGCGGCCGCACAGCCGCCGGCCGCGATCCCGCAGCAGTTTCTACAAGCGTTCAATTCCCTCGAACAACGCCTGAATCAGCGCGAGGCTGCCGACCAGGCGGCGAAGGAGGCGGCGGTCAACTCGCAAATGGATGTGTTCATCAACGAGAAGGACGAAACGGGGCAGTTAAAACACCCCTATTTTTCCGAACTAGAACGTGATATGACGCTACTCGCCCAGACCATGTTGTCTCAGGGCATGCAGCCGACGATCGCGGATCTCTATCAGAGAGCCGCGTACGCTAACCCGGAGACCCGCTCCAAGCTGCTGGCAGCCAATCAGGCCCAGGAACAGCGCAAAGCGGCAGCCGAACGGAAAGCGCAAGCAGTAGCGGCGACACGGGCCGCTTCCAGCGTCAACGGT